CCCGATCATCCGGGGCGATCACAAGAAGCGCAGTCGGCAGACGCAAATCGGAGCCAGCTACGACACCATGTTGCTGGGGCACTGGCATCAATTGATCCAGTTGCAGCGACTGATCGTGAATGGCTCGCTGAAGGGATACGACGAGTATGCGTATTCAAACAACTTCGGGTATGAGCCGCCCCGTCAGGCTCTTTGGCTGACCCATCCGACGCAGGGCATCACGTTCAGCATGCCGGTTAATGTTGATGAGCCTAGAAAGGTTGAGTCGACTGCATGGGTCTCTTGGGCCGCTTAGCAGTAAAATAGATGGTCCAAATATCCTGCTCAGCGCGATGGGAACGATATACCGAATTCGAAATCTGGTGGATGGGAAGGTCTATATCGGCCAGGCTGTCAATTTCGAGAAACGGAAGTCGCGCCATCTGTGGGAACTTCGCTCCAATCGGCACAAGAACGAACATCTCCAGCGTGCATGGCTGGCACACGGAGAACAGAATTTCGTGTTTGAAGTTCTGGAAAGTGACGTGCCGAACGCCATCCTAGTGGAGGCCGAGCAGCGCCACATTGACGCTCACTCGTCATCGGACTGGGCCAGGGGATACAACAAGGCTCCAGTCGCTGGCAGCAATATCGGGCTTAAATACAGCGAAGCGTCGCGCCTGAAAATGAGCGCCGCGCAAAAAGGTCGCACATTCACGGATGAGGCCCGGAAGCGTATCGCCGCGACTCTTACCGGCAAGGTGCAATCATCCGAAACGATCGCCAAGCGGGTTGCCAAGATCAGGGGTTTGGAACGAACCCCTGAATGGACCGCTCGGCTTAGTGCCTCTCAGAATGCGCGCAGTGGTGCGCAGCCACTAACGGCTTTCGGCAAGACACAATTCATCAATGACTGGGCTCGTGAGTACGGGCTTAATCCCGCCACACTTCGGAATCGACTGAAACGCTCGGGAATGCCGCTTGAGCAAGCTTTGACAATCGGCTCGCACAAGGGGCGCAGGAAAGATCTGATTGCGGCCGGCTATTCTGAGATGTTCGAAGCCGCCTAACTTATACCTCGCCACCAGATCGCGGGGTATAGCCGAGAGATCGGCAGAGAAAGCAGACATCCTTAAATCGGCAGACGCCGAACGAGATACTCAATGGCGCAGCCAAAGAAAGCCGCGCCGGACTGGGAGCGCATTGAAGCCGACTACCGGGCCGGCGTTCTGTCGATCCGCGAAATAGCAGCCGCACAAGGTATTACCGACACCGCGATCCGCAAGCGTGCCAAGCGTGATGAATGGGTCCGCGATCTGGCTGAACGCATACAGGCTAAGGCTGACGCGCTGGTTCGCACCGCAGAGGTTCGCACACAGGTTCGCACAGAAAGCGCGATCTCGGAACGCGAACTGATTGCCAGCAATGCCGAGACGGTTGCGACCGTAAAGCTGACGCAGCGTAGGGATATTTCCCGCGCGCGCACGCTTGCCATGTCGCTCCTTGGCGAGCTCGAAGCGCAGACTGTCGACATCGCGCTGTTCGAAGAGCTTGGAGAAATCCTCCGCTCGGAAGATGACAAAGGTCAGGACAAGCGCAATGACATCTATCAGAAGGTGATATCGAGCGCCGGCCGCATCGATGGCATGAAGAAGCTATCGGACACCATAAAGACACTGGTCGGCTTGGAACGCGAAGCCTACGGCATTGCTACTACTCCGCAAGAGGTCAACCTGAACGCTACGGTCAACAACAAGGGGCCGCGCGAACTGACCGACGAAGAACTGGCCGCCGAGCTTGCCAAGTATGGGATCGAACAATGAAAGGCTTGCCCTTCTAAAGGAAGCGCGGTTCCGGAAGTGCCGCAGTGACTTTCTGACGTACCGCCAAACTATCAACCCCAAGATGAAATGGGGATGGTGGCAGCGAGAGATTGCGAAAGAGCTTCAGCAGTTTTATGACGACCTGATTGCAGGAAAGCGTCCGAAGCTGGTCATTCAGGCGCCCCCGCAGCATGGCAAGTCGGTGCAGATCATCGACTTCATCTCGTGGATAGCTGGCAAGAATCCCGACTTCCGGACGATATACACGTCGTTCTCGGAGCGTCTCGGCATTCGCGCCAACCTCCGACTGCAGCGCCTCTATAGCAGTGAGGTGTACGCCGAGATATTCCCAGAAACGCTGATCAACAAGTCGAATGCCGTCACGGTATCCGGCCAGTTCCTGCGCAACCGAGAGATTATTGAGTATGTAGACCGGCAGGGCTTCTTTCGTAATACGACGGTGCGTGGATCGATTACTGGCGAGTCGCTAGACCTTGGCGTCATTGACGACCCGATCCGCGGCCGACAGGACGCCAATAGCGAGGCAATCCGGGATTCGGCGTGGGACTGGTTCACTGACGACTTCTTTACGCGTTTCAGCGAGGAAGCCGGACTGCTGGCGATTCTCACGCGCTGGCACATTGACGATCCGATCGGCCGTCTGATTGATCGCTATCCCGATGTCAAGGTTCTGAGCTATCCGGCTATTGCCGAGGAAGACGAGCCGCATCGCAAGAAAGGCGAAGCGCTTTTCCCGGAGCACAAGTCCATCGAGTTCCTGCGCGAGCGGGAAAAGATCATGGATAGCGGCAACTGGCTAGCCCTGTACCAGCAACGCCCTACCGCTGCTGAAGGCGAGTTGTTCAAGCCCGACCAGATCCAGGTTATCGACGCTTTGCCCTACGGTCATATCCAGTGGGTGCGCGGCTGGGACTTGGCGAGCACGACGGATGGCGACTTCACCGCGGGAGCCAAGGTTGGGCGCCTGCCGGATGGCCGCTTCGTCATTGCTGACATGGTGAGGCTCCGCGTCGGTCCAGACGAGCGCGACGCAGCGATGGTCAATACGGCCTCGCTCGACGGCGTGTCGACCAAGATAAGCATCCCGCAAGACCCTGGTCAGGCTGGCAAGACACAGGTTCTGTACCTGACGCGCGAGCTCGTTGGCTACCCGGTCGATACCTCGCCTGAATCCGGCGACAAGGTTACTCGCGCTGAACCGTTCGCCTCGCAGGTGAACGTCGGCAACGTCGTGATGTTGCGCGGCAGTTGGAATAACGCACTGATAGACGAGATGCGCATGTTCCCCAACGGCAGTTTCGACGACCAGATTGATTCGCTCTCGCGCGCCTTCTCGCATCTGATTGGTGGCGGTCTCGCTCAATGGGCGAAGTTGGCAGGATAAATAGGGGATTTCGTAGGTATAATGAGCGAGGCCCCAAGGTGCGCTAACACCCTGAGGCCTCTAACCACAACCTGATCATGCGAGGATCACGGCTATGGCTGACGCCATTGTAGCTCAATTCCCTATTGTTACCCGCGCCGAGGCGAAAGCATCCGGTAAGACGAATTATTTCACCGGTAAGCCGTGCAAATATGGACACGTCGCCCCGAGGCAGACGGTCAACGGCATGTGCCATGCCTGCAGGGCGATCAAAGAGCCGATCTGGAAGGAAAAGTATCGTGATCGCATGATCGCGAGGGATCGCGCATACAAACAGGAAAAGCGCGAAGAGATTCTGGCGAATAGCCGGGCCCGATATGCAGCGAACGGGGAAGAGCAGCGTCAACGCCGGCGTGAATACTATTGGCGCAACGCAGAGAGCCAGCGCGAATATACAAAGGCATGGCGGGAGGCGAATCCTGTCATGCGGCGATCATATGAAAGTACACGCCGTGCTCGACAGAAGCAGTCGGGCGGTAAATACACGAAAAAGCAGATCGATGCACTGATGGTTCTCCAAAAGTGCAAGTGCGCATCATGTCGGAATAGCCTGAAGGAGGCATTCCATATCGACCATGTCATGCCGTTGTCTAAAGGCGGCTCAAATGACATATCCAACATCCAGTTGCTTTGCCCCGATTGCAATCGTCGGAAAAGCGACAAAGATCCGCTCGAATGGGCGCAAGCTAACGGACGATTGTTATAACCATGTCTCGGAACCGTCAAAACAAAAAAGTTACAAGCGGTTCCGCAGTTAGGACAAACGACTCATTTGCCAATTTTTCCGCCAATGTCGGGTGGGGGACTAACAACCAGTCCAGCGGGTCAGCGTACACGCTGACTTATCAAAGTCGAAATCGCATTAACCTCGAAGCCGCATATCGTGGATCTTGGATAGTGAGAAGCGCGGTCGATGCGCTGCCGGAAGATATGACTCGCGCAGGCGTAGAGTTTTCCGGGATCGAGCCCGAGGATATCTCGCTGATCGAGCAGGACATGATGCGCATGGCCATATGGGATTCGCTCTGCGATACAGGCAAGTGGGCGAATCTGTACGGTGGATGTCTGGCCGTCATGCTGGTTGAGGGGCAAGACCTCTCGACGCCGCTTGATCCTGACCGGATCGCAAAAGGCCAGTTCAAAGGGCTGCTGATCCTTGACCGGTGGATGGTTTCTCCGCCTGTTGGCGAAGTGGTAACCGAGTACGGCCCCGACATGGGCAAGCCGGTCTACTACGACGTCATTGCAGACTATGCGGCGATCCCTAAAGCGCATATCCACTACACCCGCGTGATTCGCCTGGATGGGATGGATCTGCCGTTCTACCAGCGCGTAAGCGAGAACGGCTGGGGCCTGTCGGTTCTCGAGCCGATGTGGGATCGATTGATTGCATTCGACAGTGCATCTGTCGGCGCCGGCCAGTTGATCTACAAGGCGCACCTCCGGACGATGTCGGTTGAAGGTTTGCGCGACATCATCGCGGCCGGCGGTCCTGCTGAAGCTGGACTGAGGGCGCAAATCGCATTTATCCGTCAGGCGCAGACGAACGAAGGCATCACGGTCATCGACGCGAAAGACACGTTCGAAGCGCACCAATACGCATTCGCCGGCCTGTCCGACATGCTGCTTCAGTTCGCGCAACAGCTTTGCGGCGCGCTCGGCATGCCCTTCACCCGCCTATTTGGCCAGTCGCCTACTGGTCTCGGTGCGAC